CTAGACCAATGACTGATAAGATGCGTGAGAAGATTAATCAGCACTTAGCTGCCAATAAAGCAGGACTAGTTGGTGCATTTAGTATATGGGTAGCTATTTACAATCTTAAAATGAACATTGTGGATCAACTTAATAAAGCCGCAATGACAGCCCCTGTCAAAGGTTATTTACAAGACGGTACTCAAACCCAAGAGGGTTTTGTTAGCCACGGTCTTAAATTTGTAGATAGAATGGGCTTTAGTCGTCAGAATTTGGCTGGAAGACAGTAGCCAAAACCAACTTTTTTTACTGCCAGGCATAAATAATAGTATGAATCTATACGATTCAAAACTTTTAAAGGAATTTCATTATGGCAGGTTTTACAAGAACACACGGCGATGCACAACCAGTATTCGCAATTGACGTACAAAATGGTCCAGTAGCTCCAGATACATCAGCTAACGGCACGACTACTAACTTATATGGTCCAGCACTAGACTTCTTCGGTTTTGACTTAGGCGCCGCTCCAACAGCACAATTAGGTGTTGACGAAATGGTTGCACAAGTTATGGTTTCTATCGAACAATTAGCTACAGTTGCAATCTATGCAGTTCAAGCTACAGCAAACACAACTAATATGTCAGTTGCTGTTTATCCAGTTGGCGCATACACAGCGGCTGCACTACAAACACAAATTCGTGCTTTGGGTACAGTTAATGGTTATGACCTAAGTGGTGCTGTTGTAACTAACGTTGGTTTCCGTCTAGCTTCTACAGCTACAAGCGCAAGCTAATCAGAAGTTTAACTTCAAAGAAATCCGAGATTTATTCTCGGATTTTTTTTGCCTCTAAATACAAGTATGAGTTTTAAAGTAAATTGCTACACATTATTTGATATTACCCAAACAGGTATTGTGAATAGAAGCCGTCCCAATCCCGAAGACGATGCTGAATTATGGTTACACAAAAGAAACACACAATGTAACTTTGATACGATTGTGCAGGCTGTTTCACTACGTAGTCAGCCGGAAAACATCAGTATACCAACATCTACTAAGATTAAGTTTGATGAGTTTGAGAATTTTGGATTCTTGTTAGAGAACGATGAGCAAGTAATTTGCTGGACCTTTGATTTTGATATACAACACCCTAGTGTGTTTAATGATGGTGTATCCGAACTAGGATCACTGTATTCTGACTGTGATAGTGTTCCTATGATTAAAACTAAAAATGCTTGGGATAAATTACCCGCGTTTTTAGATTCATCTGACGAATTAAGAAATATTTATTTTAAGGTATTAAACAATGAGAATTGATGTTAATAAAATTGATAGGAAATTAGATAAAATAATGTCAAATTCAGAGTTTGCTAAATTGCAAGATGTTGTGATTTTTAAAGACACTGACGGTACATACAGTTTGTTTAACAAGTATCATATTAAAAAGAAAGATGTAACTGATATAGTTGTATCTTTAAATAACGGAGATGACGTTAACTCTTTTTTTAGTATGAAAAATGCAGTATGTTGGTGTGTATTAGACAAGATAGGTAAATATCAATTAGCGGATAGAGTTATTAATTTAGATATGAATTTAAGTAGCCTAGATGTGCATATATCTATACATTCCCGACTGTTTAAAAAGGCTAAAAAAACAGAAGATAAGCTGATATACCTAGCAAAACTAAACCAAGATAAATTACAGAAAACTGCCATGAGTGAAGAATTAAGTAAATACATACAGGATTCTTACAATTGGCAACAAAAAAGATTCGGGTTAAAAGCCGAACATTAAATGAAAAAAGATAAATACTTTATATTAGTCTTGGAATACAACTATGAAATTAACTGATTTTGACAAAAACCCAATCGAGAACGCAACTAGAGCGTTAAAAGAGCATTACAACGTACCGTTTAATGTTCGTAAAATGTCCTATGCACAAGCAAGAGATATGCTTTATAAAGTGCGCGGTCTAATGACTGAAACAAAGAAATCTACGGGTTTCTATGAAAGCCAACAGAATTCTTCATATTTAAAACTTGTGTTTATGGAACAAGCACTGAGTAAGCATTTTGCTGAAATTAACCTACGTAAACCACGTATCGTTGTAGAGAATGAAGAAGTTGAAAAGTCACAGGTTGTTTTGGCAGCTCAAGATTTAGTAGACCAGGTACAGAAAATGGTTGAAGAAGTTTCTGATATGTTAGTAAAAGAATTACCAGCATTGACAGATTCAGTTCAATCTGAGATTGGTGTTAACGAAAGTGAGACATTCAATCAACAAGTTTCTGAAGCATTAACTTCACTACAAGCCGCATTGACACAAAGCCAAGCAACTTTAAAATCTGCATTGAACAGTATTACTGGTCAAGGTGGTGCTGAAGCGTTTGATGCCGGTGGCGATATGGGCGGTGACATGGCAGGTGGCGATATGTCCGCTGACATTGGTATGGAAGAACCACTGCCAGGTGGCGGTGAAGAAGAAGTAGATATCGGCATCGAAGCTCCAGAAGAAGAACCTCTAGGCGGTGCAGGTCGTCCTAAGAGATAATCATGCGATTGTATGAATTTGAAGGTAGTCCTCTACTAGTCAGACTGGTTGCAAGTACCAGTCAACTAAAGAGTGAGATTGACTCCGGCGAAGTACATAGCGATTGGACAGTTCCAGAATTGTTGCAATATTATAGAGACAATGATATTGTTATTGACAAATCTGATTTATATGATATGATTAAGAAAGCTCCTCTAAACAAGAGCATAGCAAACATTCAGGGCGACAATGTTATTTTTAAAGGTAGTGAGCCTGCTCCGGCAGCACAGCCTGATGAGAATCAAAAAATCGTAGCACAGATGGCTCAAAATGCAATGCAACAACCGCAATGATAAGCATAACTGACAAAGCGTCAAACAAAATACAACATACAATACAAAAACGAGGCAAAGGTCTTGGCATTCGTATAGGTGTAAAAACTACAGGATGCTCAGGTCTTGCTTATGTGCTTGAGTATGTTGATAACCCATTAGAACATGATATTAAGGTAGACTGCAATGGTTGTGCTTTATATGTTGACCCAAAGAGTAGCACATACGTTCAAGGTATGACTATTGACTATGTACGCAATGGGTTGAATGAGGGTTTTGAATTTAGAAATCCAAATGAACGTGATCGTTGTGGTTGCGGAGAGAGTTTCCGAATCTAGTTGACAGTTGTACTATAATCAACTATAATTGACTATAATGTACAATCCAAACAAATATAACTATGTCCCTTTACTTAGGGAAACAATAAACGGCTCACGTAAATACGCTACTCCTGATGGTGAGAAACTTCCTAGTGTAACAACAATACTAGACGCTACTAAAAGCGAAGAATCTAAGCAAGCACTCAACAATTGGCGTAAACGTGTAGGTGTTCAAAAAGCACAAGAAATCACAACAGAAGCCGCAGGTCGTGGAACACGAATGCACAAGTGGCTTGAAGATTACATTAAGACAGGAGTACTCAATGAGCCCGGAAGCAATCCGTATAGCTTGCAAAGCCATCAAATGGCCCAATCAATCATTAATCAAGGTCTTGTTAAATGCAGTGAATACTGGGGTACAGAAGTTCCGCTTTATTATCCGAAGATTTATGCAGGGACGACAGACTTAGTGGGTGTGCATGATGGTAGTGAAGCTATCATGGATCACAAGCAAACAAATAAGCCCAAAAAGCGTGAATGGATCGAAGATTACTTTGTACAGTTAGCAGCCTATGCTAATGCACATAATGAAGTGCATGGAACAAAGATACGTAAAGGTGTTATTTTTATGTGTTCTGCCGATAATCTCTATCAGGAATTCATATTAGAAGGACCTGAGTTTGTCAAGTATACTGACATTTGGTTCAAACGGGTAGAACAATATTATCTTACTGTGTTTCAACAGTAATAAGATTTGGCCAACCGACTACACTTCCATCTAATGGATCGCCGTCTACAAAAGCTAGAATAGAATATTTGTCTGGGTTTTTAACCTCAACTATTTTTCGTTTCTCGCCATTAGCAAGTTGAATAGTTGTACCGACCTTTAACTCATTCAGTGTAATAGGTTTATAATCAAGCAATATCACAGAGTCCCAACCCCTAGCAACTCCGTTTAGCCATTCGTCATTTGTAACGTCTGACATAGGATAGTGATATACTACCGTTTCAGTGGTCAGCGAACTCTTATATTCTTTTAAGAAGTTAATAGCAGTTTCGTCCTCAGGAGTCTCTTCTATCCATTTCTCATAATAGTATACAGCTCTTTCGGGCTGTCCGATAGAAATATAATACTGTGCAATCATCTGATTTCTATTAAGAAGCTGCCTATTAGGATAAGTAGTATGAACCTTTAGTTCGTCTATTAGGCTACAAAAATCTTCAAATCTTTTTAAGCGGGTTAGGTATGTATTTTTACCATCTTTACTTTGCCAGAAGTTTCCACCTAATGCAATATCTATACCATACTTGTCAGGGTTTTCCCAACCCGGGGTGCCTGGAGAAAATCCACAGAACCCTGCACTTGGATTAACAAACAAGTTATTGTGTGCATTCTTTCTTACAAACTCCAGAACTGAAAATGCATCTTCTTCAGTCTCACCGGGTAATCCAAACATAACATTGTATACTGCATTTAATCCTGCTCTTGCGTGTGCGGCAGTAATAGTATCAATGTCAGCACCTTTAGACAAGAACTTACCTATACTACGCATGAGTTCAGGATTAGGTGTCTCTAATCCGTATGCTAAGTAAGCACATCCGCCCATCTTTAACTTCATCAATAGTTTTTCAGTCATTTCTTTTCGTATGACTGCTTGACCTCCCCATTGAACTTTTATTTTGTTTTCCATTAGTAGCTCTGCAAACCCTTCAATAGCACTTACTTTACCATTAATAAGACTATCTTGGAAGTCAATGAAATTAGCATTGGGGTATTTTTCTAGTTGGACCTTTGCTTCGTTAACCATACTCTCAGCAGACCTAAACCTATATGTATCCCAATATGGTTGTTCAGCACAGTATACACATTTGTTAGGACATCCGCGACTTGATGCCATTGGAATTTTATAGTTTTCAATATACGCATCAAAACGATAATCAGAAAAATCAGGAATAGGCAGAGCATCTATCTTTGGTATCAATGGTCTAGTACCAGTCTCAACTACTTT